TACTACAGGTACTTCTCATTATGGAATACCGAGGCTAAAGTATCAAACCTCTTGTGGAAGCATCACATTGTTCCCAGATGAAGTTATGCCGGTTGGTATTGATGAATTACAGCAATTCTTGCAAGAGGGCTATAAGATTCTGACTGATGGTAGATATTTACCGCCAAAAGAGACCGTCCAAATGTGCTATAATGCTTATGGCTCTCGTGTAGGATTGTCTGAGAAATGGGAAAAAACTTATGATGATTGGACAAAATGAATAGCACTATGAGCAAGTTCATATCATTCAAAAGACAGATATATATCAAGATTTTAGGAGCGTGGCAAGAGGCTGATACCATTCTCAATGTTGACGAAATATTGAAAATTGAACACACTCCACGAACTTATGATATGTATGAGAACTATAAACTCTACACGAAAAGTGGTGATGTTTTTGAGATTAGTAAGCAGACATATCTTCGTATCAAAGACATTCTGATTATTGGCGACACTCCGAAAGAACGTCTCGCTGATATAGAAGAAAAGATTAGCCGAAATGTCGAAGAGCGAGACGAAGAGCCTCTGGTTAAGTTGAAGCCTGATTCCATTCTCAAAAAGAAACTGACAAATGAGCCTCTTCGCGATTGGACTAAGAGCCGTCTAAGAAGGAACTGTATTTACACAATTGGAGATCTCTGTTCAAAGACAAAGATTGAACTATTGAGAATCCATCCTTTCGGACACAAAGCACTCCAAGAAGTTATTGAATATCTCGATACAATGAACTTAAAACTCAGAGACGCATGAGCAAAGAAGAAAGACTGTGCCTTGAGACCCAGCTCAAGGTATTACGGTCAGTGGAAAAAGAGTACGCAGGCCGTACCATTGGGAACATCATAGACAATATTGAACAACGATTAAAACATCAATAATATGACACCAAGACAAGAAATCATCCTCCAAAAAGTCCGTGAGTGTATCAAAGACGCACGAACTATGCTCGACGATGTTATGTACCGTTCCGACGGACTCTCTGATAAGGAGCGTTCCCGTGTAAGGGCAGCTTATGACAAAATCTGCGAAGCAAACGATCAGCTATGAAGTTCAATCCCATTGGCAGCACCTTCAAGGAAGGGAATGTCACTCTCAAAGTAAAGGTGAGCAAAGACGAAGGCCGTACATGTACTGGCTGTTGGTACGCAGGATTCAAGGGGCCAACAAGTAATAAAAAAAAGGAACTATCCTTATTCCTGTTTCACTCATGGCCACGTCTGCACTCCAGTATATCGCAAAGACAGAAAACAAGTAGTATTCACTCAAGTACAATAAACATGAATCAGAATCAAGAATTGAAGATGCAGCTCTTGAAAGAGTTTGGCATCTATGATGAACCAAAATCTATAGACTTCTGCCGTGAAGCCTATAAGTTTCTCGTGGAAGGTGACATGATGAAGGTAACAGTTGACAAACAAGGTAACACCACCATTGAAAGAATACCAATTGGTGCTACTGACACTCCTGTAGCCGTTGACCTCGGTCTTCCTTCTGGCACTCTCTGGTGTGACCGCAACGTAGGATCAAAATCTCCCTCAGACTGTGGCGCATTCTTCTCATGGGGAAATACTGAGCCTCATTATCCTAAACTTAACATGGATTGGGGCGACGATGACGAAGCCTTCGACTTCTTGTTCAATTGGGATAACTACGAAAAGTCTGAGGGCTATAAACTGGAAGGCAACATCGATCTCGCTCATGATGCAGCCCGTGTAAACATGGGTGAGCCTTGGCAGATGCCTACGTCTGATCAGTTCCAGGAACTCTACGATAATTGCACATGGGAGCGTAAGACCGTCGATGGTGTTAACGGCTATCTCGTTACATCTAAGATTAACGGCAATTCCATCTTCTTTGCTTGCTCGGGCTCGGCGTTGGCTCGTCGTGGAGCAATCGCGGCTCCTACGGTCTCTACTGGTCTGCCTCGTTCTACTCTGCCCGCAATGCTCGGGTCTTGAACTTCTACAGTGGTGGCGTGGTTCCGCAGAGCAACTTCAATCGGTACTACGGGTTCGCCGTGCGCCCGGTTCAGAATATCGTTTCCAAAAAATAACCCCAACTCAAAGTCGGCCACAAGCCACTCTCCAAGAGTGGCCCAAAGCCGACTTTGCAAAACAAAATAGGATATGAAAGATATGATGTTGCCGTTTTTGTTGACGGTCTGTTTGTGGGTAGTTCTTTATTTCGAGATCAAGTATCTTGTGAAGAAACGTGACAAAGAAAACCGTGCAAAATGAAAAAGAATACACTGACTCAGGAAGGGCAACCGACTATGAATATAGATCTCATGCCCCAATCGTGGAAAGATGACTACATGCCTCTCTCTGATCACAATTCAATGGAAGAAAATAAATCCAGTTGGCCAGAAGAGCAGCCTCTCGACGCAAATCAGATTGAAGATTACGATAATATGTCCGAGGTGCCTGTCTATGATTATCTCGGCAGAGAAATCGGATTGAAATCAGTTCCAAGAAGAAAAAGAAGAAATGAAAAATAGTAACTCAAACACAGACTTTTTCCTTTCAATCATTTGCTTTTGGTTGATGGTCATTGCTTTGTCTCAATGCTCAAGCAGCCGTAGCGTTGATGAAATTAGGAGAGAATTGAGTGGTGTTCAACACGAAATAAGAATGTTAAGATATAAATAAATGGAAATTAGTACTGAACAACTAAGTAAATGGGCCAAGCAGATTTATGACATTGCTACGGCTCACGGATGGCATGAACAGCCTAATTCACCTGAACACTATATGTGTTTGATCATGACGGAAATGGCCGAGGCTGTTGAAGCAGATCGTAATAGCAGGCGTGCAGACCTTGAAACATTTGACAGAAAGATGACTCATCTCGACGGTAGCGACGAGTGTTTTAAGGAAATGTACAAACGTTATATCAAGGGAAGTATCGAAGAAGAGTTTGCCGATGTCGTAATCAGGCTCCTTGACATGGCAAATGATATTCATGGTGATAAGATGATTTGGGTTGGTTTTTATCCTTGGGGTGCAAGATTCAATTCGAGGAAATCTTTCTCTGAGAATGCGTGGTATTTCATTAAAGAAGTTCTGAATTATGGCTACATGAATATCACTGATTCTGTTTTTTATGTCTACGAATGGGCTGAGTATCTTGGAATAGATCTGACTTGGCACATTGAGACTAAGATGAAGTATAACTCACTCCGTACCTACAAACACGGAGGCAAAAAATATTGAACATGAGAGAAATCAAATTCAGAGGCAAAGACGATCAAGGCCAGTGGAACTATGGAAATCTTGTTCGTTATACCGAAGACGATGGTGAGCAAGTTACATGTATTGTCAGCACAGCAAGAAACGAAATAAGTGCAGAGGTTGTGTTTGTTCCCGTTGATGAAAACTCTGTGCAGCAATTCACATGCCTGCATGACAAAAACGGCAATGAAATCTATGAAGGTGACATTCTTGAACTTGTTGTGACGTATAAAGGAAAGCCAGTTAAAAGTCCAAGAATACGTAAGGTCGTTTGGAAAAACTCTGGCTTTTGCATCGTGAATAAGCATAATGATTGTGTTTGCGAAAGATCTGTTACTTGTGAAGATCTGGAGTACACCGTCATAGGAAATATTTATGACAATCATGATTTGATTTAATATGGCGGCAACCTATGATTATCAAACAGGTCAGATTAAGCGCGACTTCCATTTTGTCAGATGGGACGAGAAATGCCGACTGAGTGGCCTGCCTTGTTACGCAGGTAGCGAGAGGTGCATAAAGTGCCAGCACTATAACGGATCTATCCATCCGTGGTCAACGATGCTAAGACACGGATTCAGGCTGAATGATTCCTATGTGTTCTGCAATCACCCAGACAAGAAAGACTCGGAAGACAGCAGAGAAGCTGCCTATGCTTTTAACGAAGCATTCAAGCATCAAGCATTATGCGCATTAGATTGTTAAATATGGATTATGGCAACAGTATTTCGATGCAGGAAACTTAATGGCAGATTAGTGCCTAAAAGTTGTCACGTTCTCAACAAACGTAAGGATTATTGTGAAGATTTTATTGTTTCAGAAGAAAATTTAGAAATACAATTTCTTTAAGCATGAAGAAAGTTTATCAAAGAATCAATGACCCAAGGCACGGTGACTGTTATAAATGTGCCATTGCGTCTATCCTCGATCTGGATTACGACGAGGTACCACATTTTATAGAATTTGGTGATGACTGGCTCATTGAAGCACAGAAGTTCTTTCGTGAACACGGCTATGAGCTTGGTCAGGAGCTTTTCAATCCTCGTGTTGCATTCCTTGAAAATCCGCAGTTCAATCTTTACGAAAACGCATGGATGGAAACGGAATGTACGTTTAACGTGTTAAAGCCTGAACATGGCATAAACGGCCTTTTCCTTGCTTGTGTGTACTCGCCAAAGTACACCAACCCAAGTGAGCATCCTATCGATCATTTGCACAGTGTACTTTGCGACATTGATTACAATATCGTGTTTGATCCTCAGCCTGAATACGAGAAAGTAAAGAACTACCCGTATTCACGGCTCATTGACTACAACGGAATCCGTAGTATTCAGATTATTCGTAAAATAGAAACTCTCCCGTAGTAAACCAAACAATCATGGAAGAAATAATCATAAACGGAAAAGCTCTCTACACGCCCAAAGGTGCTGCAAGGGAGTATGCGGCAGTAGGATGCAATTTCTTTACTGGCTGTCCGCACAACTGTGAGTATTGTTATCTCAAGCGTGGTGTCCTCAGTCATGCGATGGGTGGAACAGAAGTAAAGTTGAAGTCTTGTTTTGGCGGTATCAAGACAAAGGCTCTTGACGCTTTTATCCGTGAATGCGATAAGCACATGGATTATTTGCGTAAAACAGGAATATTCTTCTCATTCAGTACAGATCCGTGTGTTGATGAAACGATGCAACTTACATGGATGGCTTTTGAGTTCTGTAACTCTAATGATATTCCTGTAATGGTGCTCACCAAGAATGGAAAATTCCCATTCTACGACGTATTTAATCAGAAGTTCTTAAATGGAGATAGTACAAAGAAGAATCTATTCCATTTCGGATTCACTCTTACAGGCCGTGACGATATGGAGCCTGGAGCGACAACAAACTCTGAGCGTATTCAGGCTATGGAGTATCTGAAATGTCTTGGCTTCAAGACTTGGGCTTCTATAGAGCCGATCATTGACTTTGAAAGTTCTCTTGATGTCATTCATGATTCTATCAGATGGTGTGACCATTATAAGATAGGCTTGCGTAGTGGGGTAGGTAAAGATTACTACGACAAAACAGAACTCAATGAGTTTGTTTGCGAAGTACACCATGAAATGATGCAAGCAGAAAAAGAACGTGGAAGATTCCCAACGGTGTACTGGAAAGAGTCTGTAAAGAAAGTCTGTGACTTGCCTCATGTTTATCCGGGCTACTGGCATTCTGTTGTTGACATGGATTATAAATGGTAATTTATGATACAAGGATTCTCAGAACAAACCGAACCTCTGACTGAGTATGAAGAGCAAACACTTTTGCCTCAGCTCGTCAGAGGCTTGCAGACAAAGATTGGCAAAGCTATGTCTGTGACGAATAAGGCCATCATTGACGGCATGAACAGAAACCTCGGATTGAAGATCTCAGATGCCCGTGTCCGCAAACTGATAAATCATATCCGCACCAACGACCTCGTGCCGTGTCTGATCGCTACGAGTAATGGCTATTACATAGCCGAATCAGAGCAGGAACTACGTGAATACGAGGAATCTCTCTTAGGCCGTGAATCTGCAATACGTCAGGTACGTCTATCTATACAGAGACAACGACAACGTAAATACTCACATCAAACATCACTATTTCAATGAAGAAACAAGTAAAAGTAGAGCCTGATCTCGGCCTTATTCCAGAGATCAAGACACAGTATTGGTACGTCCGTTCAAGCATGATGACGATGGATTTTGTTCTCGTAGAAACGGAATGGATCGGCAGCTTCTCAGATTTGTTCCGTCTCGCAAAAGGCAATGTCTATCTTGACAGAAACGAGGCCATTTCAGTTCAGAACATGCTCAATGACCGCCTCTATGAATTGAGGGACAAATGCGCTGACGAGAAACAGAAAGAGCGTCTGGCCGCTGAACTCGAACGTAAGAAATTAGAGGCGGCAGAGCGAAAGCGTCTGCGTGAGGAAAGTGCAAAGAAACCAAAGAAGAAACTATCCCGTGAAGAGAAAGCCAAACAGTACGAGAACAATAAAAAGAAGAAAAGTCCACACCCGGATATAATCATTTAAATTTCAAAAGTTATGAACGAACAAAAATTAGAAAACGTGAAGAAAGCCGTCCACAACCTCGTGGAACAGCTTGAGAAAGCAGCTAATGTTGCACGTCAGAACTATGACGATGCAAAGGCAAGTCTCGATGAAGCCTCTGCTAAGAAGTACGAGAATCTGTCAATGAGCATCTGTTTCGACCTGCTCAAGGCATCTGAACTGGATAGCTTGCTCTGACTATGGCATTAGGAAAGCAAAGACCGCAATCGGAACCGTCAAAATCCGAGATTCCGATTCAGCTAAGTCAGATTCCCAAGAAGTATGTTGTCGCTGCGGCCATCGTCGCTATTCTGCTATTGTTGGCCACGATGCAGTTCTGCTCTGGCAATAACGGTGTGGTGACAAGGCCCGTCGTCGATAACTACGGACATGTCCTTCTATTGGAGGATTACAAGGGAACTACAGGTATCGTGCATGATCCTGAGTGCGAGAAATGCCGCAAAGTGTTGGACGGGTATATATTCAGGGCCGTCTCTAATGCTTTGGACTCTCTTAAGGTGGAAGTTGTTGAGTAACTGAAAAGGGGTGTGTCATCACTGGCACACCCCTCCACTTAAAAAAACTAAATTACTACTAACCCATTGCGGCTACCGCCGTAGCCCATTCTTAATCAACCAATAAACCGTCAGTACTACTATGAAGATAATCAAAAACATAACTATGTCGGAAAAGAACGTGGAGATTCTTTGGCCGAAGCTTTGTTTCTTCTCCACTTCCCTTATTACTATCTGAGGCACCGAGTCTTGTTTGGCAACAGAGTCTTTTTGAAGCTCTCGCAGTCGTGAGATCTCCTTCTGTAACTTCTCTGTCTGGATAAGCCATGCCCTCTCATTGGCTTTGAGCTGTATGCCGTATTGGGCCATCAAAGCCGAATCCACCTCTCTTATGATCGTGGTCTTCTCTGTCATGACCGAATCTATCTCCTTCACCGAATCGTGATGGTGAATCGTTTCAGTGTGCTTCTCTACAACTGGCACGTATTCTGTACTCTTACAACCCATCAAGCACAGAAATACGAACAAAGCTATCATGCACATCAGCGTTGGCCCGCAGCCTCTTCCAAGACCACCACCTCCATAGCCTGCAATCCTCTGATAAAACTCCCTGTCTTCCCTGTTCATACTATTCTATTTTGATGAAGATAAGCCCTTTGGCCTGCTGCAGCTTGTCATACAGTCTCAGAAAGGTCTTCGTCGAATTGATAACCTGACCGACCACTTTGTTCTCGCCTACGAGAATGCAGCCGGAGCTGTCTTGTGCCGTGTTGCCTATGTGTATCAGAACACCTTCAAAGCAAGGCACGTTCAACAGTCGGGGCAAGTAACCGTTACAGAAAGCGTATTGGGCCTTCTTTTTGAATCGCTCAGACTGCACGCCAAGCGTCACCTGGTAGCGGCCCGTAGGTATGGCGGTCTCGTTCTGCACTTTCTTTCTCTTATTGGCGGCATAGGCATCGGTCTGTTTCAGTCCTCTGTCACAATCCTCGATAGTGTCACAGAAGTAAACACCGTCGATGAAGAGTTTGCCTATTGTGTATGTTTTCTTTCTTGCTATTCTTTTCAAATATAAATCCATATTCAATCCTCCACGTTTTGTTCCTCGTCGTAATGATCTACATGATGATGATGATGGTGGTGGTGTTCATGGCCGAGATCTTCAACGGCATCGCCTATCTCGTTGCTCTTAACCCGAATCAGCTTGCCAAGGAATCTCATGAAGGCCATGAATCCGTCAACCATGCTTATCTCTACGCCCATCCTGACATAGGCAACATGCCCGATAATCGAAGCGATCTCACAGGCAGCACCTATGCCAAGTCCGATGGCGGCAGTCCATACATGCGTGCAAATATCCATCGGCTCAGTGATGGCCAGTCCGAACAAAGCACCTACGACGAGATATGTCAGATAGTCCACTATCTTGTTAGCTGTCCTGCGCCCGGCCCTCGACTTGTGCCACTTGTATTTATCCATGCCGTACTCGCTGCCTTCCTTTTGTGCTTTCCTGTAGCGCATCTTGTTCTCGGAATAGCCCCACCACAGATCGGCCAGTATCAGTGCAAGCGAGAATATCACCATATATCTCAGGTCATAAACGACGCTCAGCAACTCGGCACCTATCGTAGCCCAGAGCACACCTTTTGTTCCAGGTGTTGGTTCCATAACTACATCAGTTAAAGATTAGACTTCCCATGACCGAGAGCCAGCATACGGCCTCTGCCACAAATATTGTTTTCCCTTTCATGGCCTTTCCGAGCCATCCCTGCGGCTGCACATAGATGCTGCCTACGAGAAACACAAACAGCATCCACGAACTGAGCCAGTCAGGATCGATGACAAACACGCATATCTGCGAGAATATCCCTGCGGTTATGCCAAGCACGTTATGAGCTTTGTTCTGTTCGCCTTTGACCAATGGCATTGCACCGATAAACATCATGCTTGTGGCGAAGCAATGGGCCAACACTTCAAAGTTCTCAGGCACAATCTCAAAGAGCTTCGGGCATAACAGTAGCGTAACGGCCCAGATCCACACCGTCCACAGGTATTGTCCCGCTTTCGGAAGGTCATAGACCATTGCCGACACCGAATCCGGCAACCTGTTCTTCCTCCAGATGGCCGTACCCGTGTAGAGTACGGCCAAGACAGAGGATAAGATTAGCATCGTCATCATAGGGCATAACTACTCTGATGCGTTAGTGTTGGGGAACATGTCTTCGTAGGGCGAGAAGTCGATGCCGTCTTTTTCCACCCAGCCCTCGTTAAGCACCTGGTTGATGTAGGCCACACCAGCGAGGTAGAACTGCTTGAGGGTGTTCACAGCCGTAAAGGTGTGATACACGGGCAAACCGTTCTCGTCTTCACCGAGCTTGAACTTGATTGGCAGATTCTCACCGTCGGTCAGCTGTGCTGCAGTCAAAGCACCAAGATAGTTCTCCTGATTCTCTTTCGACAGATACACGGGCTTGCCGTTCCACACGAAGCCAACCAAGATCTTCTCGTCGGTACGGGCGTTGATGTCATCGATGATGGCCTTCTTAACGTCGGCTAACGAGATCTGCGAGATCTGCTTCTTATAGATGTAGATCTCAATCCACGTAGCTTTTACACCGTCGGGCTCTTCCTGATAGCCGTAGCTGATGATCACTCTGCTTGCATCCTCTCTGATAGGAGCGAAGTCTGTCTTGTTTCCAAATACCTTGTTCATAATCGCTAAATTTTAAAGATTTATAAAATAAAAACCTGTCTGTAAGTTTGGTCATATCGTGATTGAATATGCCTATTCTCAGAATCTCCTTTGTCATAAGGAGCTTGCGGCAAAGGTTGAATGCAGATACATGCCTGAATATTCCCAAGTACGAGTTGACGCTTCTCAGGATTTTCTTCGGCTTCGAGAAATCGAACTCCGCAATCTTCTCTTTCATCCTCGCCAGAGCATGATTCGAGATATATATCCTGTAGGGCTTGATAAAGGCACCGAGAAATTCCACGCCATGATGCACTTCCGAGATCTCCAGCTTGCCCATGTGCAGATCCAAGCCTAACTCTTCTTTCATGAACTGCCTTATCTTCGGCACTAAGCTCAGTAGCCAGTCTTTGTCCGAACTGATCACAGCTGCATCGTCCACATATCTGCCATAGTACCGACATTTCAGCACTCTCTTCATGAACTGGTCGAACACGTTCAGATACACATTCGAGAATAGCTGGCTTGTCAAGTTGCCGATGGGCAGGCCAAGGCCGTTTTCCAGATTCAGCATCGACTTTGCAGGATCTAAGCCTATCCAGTCCTCTTTCGAGCCACAGATGATGCAGTTCTCTTTCGGATTCAGCATGACTATCACTTCCGTAAGCCATATCAGCAGATCCATATCCAAGACCTCGCCCCATGTCTCCCGACTGTCTTTGCTTATCCTGTGAGTAGACATCTTCCTCAGACTCGAAGTAGCGATCTCCAGAAGTTTCTTTCTCACGATGTGCATGAAATAGCCTCTGATGTCGAGGTGCATCACATAGCACGGCCTTTGCCAGTTGCGACTTTCCTTCCTGCAGAAGTCCGTGATTCGGCCTATACCGTAGTGAGTGCCACGATCCTTTATACATGAGTAAGTGTCTTGGATAAATGTTCTCTCGTACAGGCCATGTGTATAGTTGAAGTACAGGTGATGTACTATACGGTCCCTGAACACGGCAGCGAATATCTCCCTCTTCTTGGGATAATCCACGATGAAGCATTTCGACGGCAAAGGCTTGTAACGTCTGTAATACAGATCGTCGCATAAGTCCTCCATGTTCTGCTTCAAGTTCTTTTCCCACGCCTTGACATAACAGCGTTTCGATTTGTGTCTCTTCGCATCGTAGTATGCCTGATACAGGTCGAGTAATAGCTGCTGACGTGTCAGTACCATATATCAGAAGAAAAAGGATAGCCAGAATTGTATGCTGAACCGGGCGCACGGCGAACCCGTTGTACCGATTGTTGTTGTTCTGCGGATTCACGCCACCACTGTTGAAGTTCAAGTTCCGAGCATTGCGGGCAGAGTTGAACGAGGCAGACCAGTAGTTACCGTTGGAGCCGCGATTGTTCCACGACGAGCCATTGCCGTTGCCAGAGCAAGCAAAGAAGAGCTTTCGGCTACAGCCTTGCACGACTGCACAGAGGGATTCCAGAGAAAACCAGAGTGCATCTTTGATTTTTCCCGCTCCTAAGAGAAGGACGTGTAGCCTGTGAATATCGTTCTGAACCATCCTTGTTAAAAGTTAATCCTATTCCTAATACAATGCAATAGCCTGTCTGCGAAGATCACGAAGTATCTCGAAGGCTTCTCTTGGTGAGAGGTCTTCCATAGGCAATGAAACAAGTCGGCCAATGATGTCAGACATGCGCATGAACCGAGGCGCATATTCCTGGGCCTCACGATCCTCACGCTTCTGCTTCTTACCTTCCTGTAGGGGCAAAGAGTTTTTCCACTCTTCCTTCATACTGTTGAGATTGTCGAAACTCACCTCTCCAATCTCAGCAGGAATCTCAGTCTTCACGTCTATCTGAACGTCTGAAATGGCCTTGAACTCCATGCCCTGCGGTATGTACTTTCCTATCGACGAGGCAGGAAAGCCACAGAA